GGAGACATCTTCCCCCGCCATGATTCGCTTATAGTAAAGCGGATGTTCCATGATGTTTCCCCCTGCGGGGAGTATCTTAATTTTTTTCATATTCTCCTTTTTTTGGTTATTTGTTCCGGATCGAAAGAACGAAACGGACGGCCTTTTTGACCTTGGGATTGCTTTTCGGGTTATTGGAAATAAAGAGAAGGTTTTCCAGTTTCCAATCTCCGTAGATATTCCAAGCGATTCGTTGTTGATATGGGGTTAGCATGGTTTTGTTTGTGTGGGTTGTTTAATCCTTCACGGGGATCGTGGAGGAAATTGTTAGAAGATAATCCTTCCTAGCTCTTTCGGGAGACCATTCGAAACCAGCGGGAGGGTTTGAAATCCATGCCTTGCAATCTTTAAGGGTGCGAAATTTCATGCTGCAAGTAATCCAAGAGGATCCTCCATCCATGCAAGACCCGAGGCCTTTTAGACGATACACGGGGACGCCATCGAATACGGAGTGAAAAGAAACGGAAGAATTCATGGAAACCATAATGCCACTACCTTGAAAGAATGTCAAAAGATATTTTATTCTTTTTTCATGCCCATAGAATGAGGCTCTAGCCGTTGTGCTTTGTAAGATATTTTACACTGCAAGACAATCGTAAGACACTTGCAAGACATAAAAGGACAAGGATAATCTACGCAAGACAAGCAGAAAAGTCTTGACAAGGTGTCGGAAAATCCCCTTAATAATCCCCTATACGGGCTGCCTTATTCGCTCAAGGCTGAAAGCTCCTTCTTTCGCTCCTTTGCTTTCCTAGTCTCTCGACCATAAAAGCCAATCAAACCCCGTCCGATTGGCGAAGCCAACCCCGGAGGGGCGAGGCGAAGCCGAGTCACCCCGAAGCAAAGCGAAGGGGCATCAAAAGGGGCTAGGTTGACAGATTATCTCTTTCAAGGCTACTCTCTCAAACTATGCCACGCCAAAGAGACCTAAACTCGCGCCAAAAGAAGTTCTGTCAGCTATTCACGCAAGGCGAAACTGCGGGCAACATTGCCCAGTCACACAGGAAAGCGGGCTATGTCTGCCCAACTATCGAAGGACACGGAGCAAACGGGATCAGACTCCTTAAGAGTGAGAGAATACAGAAGGAGATTAGGAAACTCCGTGAAAAAGCGTTCTCTCGTGAAGCGTTGTCTTACGCCGAGAAACGAGCATGGTTAGCTAAGGTTTTACGCACTCCGGTCGGTGAGTTGCACGAGGGATCTAATCTTGCGCAAGAGGTGACGATCACCGAGGGCAAGGAGGGAACGAGTCGCAAGGTGAAAGCAGTAGACAAGCTCCGAGCGTTGGAACTGGATTCTAAACTGGCTGGCGACTTCTATGCTGACAGGGAGCCACAAGCAAACAACCCGTTCCTCTACCTCATAACACTATCTTCTCAACCGATCCTCGGATCTGCTCAAGGTGCGCTCCCTTCTCCTGCTCCGGTCATTGATGCGAAGGTTGAGACGCTCGACGACTAGTGAGAGATCGTGAAATCCTATGGAGATCCTAATCGGGTGGTGGGAGTCCCTACCCACACCAGTTTATATGGCGGTGATGTGCGACATGCACTTCTGAAAAAAAATCCTTATTCTGGAGTTTCCTTCTTTGAAAGATCCTTTTAACTTGCTTAATAGAATAGAGATTGATAAAGTGTACGAACATGACATTGAGATACCCACCAGAAGAGTTTGCTAGGCCGAGCATAATGTTGTTGAGGAGTCTTGCTATGAAGTTGGGATTGGGTGTTAGTAAAGAGCCGGGGGGATATGGTGGGTTGAAGATGGAGAGGAAGAGGTTGGCGGAGTTGTTGAAGGAACATATCCAAGATCCGAGGTTGAGTGATATGGATCGTGATACGATTAAGTATTTGGAATAGGCTTTACAGGGGTTATAAAGCCCTGTAGCGTGTTTTCATTATGACTGAAGGTGAACTCCTGATTACGTTGTTGAACTCTGCTACAATAGGCCATGTCTTGCATTTGAGGTCATTGAGCTATTCGGAGCATAAGGCATTGCAGAAGTTTTATGAGGAAATGCCTGACTTGGTGGATGCTGTAATTGAGGCATGGCAGGGTAGGCATGGGGAGTTGATTGATTACCCTGATCAGGTTGTGGAGATTAGCGAGAACAGGAATGCTCTAGAGTATGTTACTTTCTTGAAGATTGTGTTGGAGGAGGAAAGGTATGTGTTGGGTGAGGAGAGTGAGATCCAGAACCTTGTGGATGATATTGCCCAGTTGATTGATTCAACTATTTATAAGCTGACTTTCTTGCGGTGATCTACGAGTTTAGGAAGCCAATGCCTGTACTGACTCCTGTTGGAGATGGGTATGCTATCTATGTGGAGAGTAGTGGGGTATTTGACAATGATGTGTGGACTGTTTGTATGTGCAAGGATGGGAGTGTGAAGCATTTCAATACTGGTCAGGTGAGGATGTGGCAGAATGCTACATTTGGTATTGAAAAAGGAGATAGGGGTGAATAGGATATTGTGACAGATCTACAAGTGTAGAACCCTGTTACGAGGTCGCTTGCTTGGTGGGGAAACTTGGCAAGCGGCTTCAGCAGATTTTACCCCCACACCTCTGCCAGAGAGCAAGTGCCAAAGGGGGTTCTTTGTTTAGATTTTAGGCAATAGATGAAGCGTGAGTTGATTAACTCGCGTAGAAATAATCACCCATGAGGGGAATGATGATACAATTCCTAAACATTTGTATAAAAGTGCATAGGTTTTGTAATGGAGTTGGAGGTTCCATATCGGGTATAATCTGGTGTCTTAATGGGTAAAATGATCCCTATCGGGATTATTATTAGATGTGCTATGGAAAATTTTATTAAATGTGTCCTTTTGGGAGGGACAGAAAGTTTACTTTCAAAACAAAAAACCCCACCTAGCGCGTAGCCAGATGGGGTGATTGTTGGGTGGTGATTAATTAATACTTGTCGCACTTGTCGCAGGAACAGCAGGACTCACAATCTTCTTCGTCCTCATCAACTTCTTCGATCTCAACTTGGTCATTGATGTAGTCCAAGACGGCTTGGAGGGATTCAACGACATTGAGGATGATGTCTTTGAGGGCTTCGTTTTCTTCGGCTAGGGCGTTTTTTGGCATTGTGTGTATGGGTTGGTTTAGACTAGCGAGACAAGGATATTTGAGGGGTGGCAAAAGGCAAGGAGAAAGGTGGCTCCAGCAGTAGGATTCGAACCTACAACCATTCGCTTAACAGGCGAACGCTCTACCATTGAGCTATGCTGGATTAAACAATTAATTAAACACGGATTGGGTTTGTGTTCAATTCCGTGTTCAATTGGCTACCCTGCATGGACTCGAACCATGAATGAGGCTTCCAAAGAGCCTAGTGTTACCATTACACCACAGGGTATTAATACTTGCGAGGTCTGCCTCGGCCTCTAGGGACATCTACCCTATTGTTCCAGACATTCCTTCCATAAAGTGTCTTCCTTGCCAAATCTTCAGGCAAGTTCAAAACGTAGTTTTTTAACCAGAGCTTTTCCTCTGGCCCTAGATCCCCAACAATCACTCCATAGTCCTCACCTTCATCCGCTAGTTTGATGGCTGAATCCAAGAGATCCTTTTGTGTTTTCATTTATTTTCTAAAAAAGTATTGACGGGAATAAAAAAATTCCATAGATGGAGCATTGTATGAATATCCAATTCACTACAAAACTAGAAAAGACCTGTGATGAGTGTGGTGGTACTGGTCGTGATTGGTACGATGAAGGCATTGGGGAACCATGCTGGAAGTGCCAAGGTACGGGCCATGTAGCTACTTCTGAAGGACTCGCAATTCTTCAGTTGATTGCACATCATCAACGGGATCTTCTTCAGTTTGCCTGATTTTTCTTTTTGAGGGCTGTTAAAAAGCTCTCAATAAGATGCCCAACGAGATACGCTTGCATCTCGTCATGCCCCTCTTTTTCTTCAATGCTTCTTTCTTTTAGGATGAAGTTTGCAACATGAACACATTCATGGGCTAATATTGCCAACCATTTTGGGTTGTTTGCCCAGCCACAAATAAAGATGATTGGAATAGATCCTAGAACTGCACAAGCATCAGTAGTTACTCCAAGGGTATCAAAATCATATTCAATAGAAAATTTCTTTTTCAGCCAATCTTTTGCGTGATCTTTGGTAACATTCCAGACAAACCAACAAGAAGAATTGAGAACAGGAATATCCAAATAGAACTCTTTAATCTTCATAAAATTCTATAATGCGGAATAATGTGCATATTCCCATTGATGTTTACCTTGAATTTTTTGCATTCGCATTTCCCCTCACTCATCTTTTTTTTCAGGTAATGCCTAGTTTTGGTTTTTTTACACCCAATCATTTTGCAAATTTCATTGGCAGTATAGAAACCTTTTTCTACTTTATCGAAATCATCCAAAAGAGCCTTCTTCCAAGCATCTGCAACAGATGCCATTAATTCAGCTTCGGATGGGTTTAGTTTCTGCTGGTTCATATTGCAAAAGTTTGGTTGCTGGTAATTCGTCTTTGCCACATCCTCTCCAATCAAGGATACCAATGCCGGGACGACATATCGCATCTCCGACTACTTTGTGTCCGTATCTTGTGAGCAACTGCCATGCAGGAGTTACCATGAAGATTCCGTTTCCATCATTAAAAATTCCTCCCGTGTGGCGATGGCCTCGTAAATATACTTTGGGAACCCTATGCCCGACACGGGAGTAATTCTGACGGGCATTGCCCATAGTAATGCTCATAGCTCCTGCCTCAAGATATGACCTAGAACTTGTGGGCATATGGTGGGCTATGTCAATGAGCGTACCATTAATTTCAATAAGACCTTTGTCTCCTAGCCATTGGGCATGGATTTCTCTGGCAATCATCTTTTCCCAATCTCCAACGTGACACTCTGTGCCAGCAGTCATGTAGATTACAGATGCCATTTTAGCCAAAGGCTTGAGGCATTCAATAGCCGCAAGCGTATGATCGTAATTCAATGCCGCAACAATTTCGCTACTACCATGATGGCGACCCTCAATACAATCGCCATTAATAATAAGTATGAAAGGATCTTTCCCAAAATGGTCTTTGATTTTTTGGTTTTTGTCATTCCAGCATTGCCATAGCCATTGTTGATGCAAATTGTTTCCTAATCCTATTTGGTTTCCTGTACTGGTGATATGACCTTCAGGCCATAATCCAACAGTAGATCCACAATGCAGATCAGAAACTACGACTGCCCCCATAGGGCGTTTGATTTTAATCATGCGATTGTTTTTGGATGGCTTCAGGAGGATTATCAGAAACCAGATTTTTCAAAAGCCTAGCCGCATGACTCATGGAAATTTCTTCCTGTTCCATCATGTCTGCCAAGAGTTGAACCAATTTGATCCGATCAATGAGATGATGAAGATAGCTGATTAGATCAAGCTGTTCATCTTTTAGATTTTTGGCATACCAGCCAGCACCAGCAGTCCAGAATTGGGTTTTGTGTTCTTCGCTACCCTTGAAATATTTATCCAATCCAGCGATTGATGCTTCTCTCCAAATATCGAAAGCATCTTCTTCTGGTGTCATATCACTTTGATTTGCGTTTTGATTTGGATTTCTTGCGAACTCCATATCCGATCCGAGCAGGACGGAGAGTAACATTTGGTTTGGCAGAATTTGTGGTTGCTGTTTTGTTCATTTAGACTTCTTGCCGTGATGCCACTTGGCGGCATTCTGTGCAAAGGTAGCCATCTTGCGAACAGCAGGATTCTTGCTGTGCTTCAATTGCTCCGTGGTCTTTCCAGTTTTCTTTTTGATCGCTGTGAAGCGACCCTTGTGGGACTCCTTGATATGGATTCCGCTTTTCTTGGTAGCCATAGTTTATTTTTGATTTGATTGGATAAACCTACGCCAAATTTGTTTTGGTTTGATGTATCCTGCCACGTTGCATACATGGCAAGGATAGTCATTGCAAGCACTTAATTCCTTAAAACAATTGGGGCATAAACCATTGATGTATCCAATGAATCCAAAAAATACTTTGATGTATTTCTTTATACTCATCAGAACGTAATGTGCATGACCTGACATGAGCAATCAGCACCATTCTTGTCGGCCTCATCAATGTCTGCAAAAATCACAGAGTTGTTGAACTTATCCATCGTTGTCAGCATCCACTCCATGCTTTTGCGATACTGATGATATTCAGGCTGGAACATACCGCTGATCACAATGTTCTTATCAGGGATGCGAATCAGATTGGTAGCACCCGTAGCCTCCATTTCTTTTGGAACGACGATGATATTTGCCAGCTTCTCCAAACGCTTGAATGACTCCCGATCAATACCACTACGGCATACCATGAAGTTCTCTGGATCAATGACATGGATGCAACAATCCAGATGGTAGAGATCATCACTCACCATCTTCATCGGGATAATATCAATGCCAGCTTTCTTGGAAATCCATTCTTGTGCCTTCCAATCGGAGAATTTTCCATGACCGCCAAAATACGTTTTGTCTTTCCAGTATTTGGTTTCAGCTTCTCCCTCCCAAAAGTGAGGAGGTTGTAAAACTGTATAGCCCATCTTCTCAAAGAATCTACGTCCCGGATCTTCTTCGATCTGACGACCATCAGCACTCATCTTGGCAATGAAGATAAAAGGATCAACAGATAGCCCAAGATTGGCTACAAAGTGTTGGTCTTGCGCTCCCTTAACAGGAGGCAACTCAATCACCTTAACACCAAGAGCAGTAATGAGTCTCTTGATTCTGGTGTACTGACGCATAGCACGTTCAGTATCTACTTTCTGACCCTTCATAAACTTGTTGTTCGGGATAGCCGTGGACAAGTATTTAGGAGGACACATCAGGAAACTTGGCTTTCTCTTATACTGACCAGAGCCATAAGCAGTCTTTTCAGGACTCTTGATCATAGAGGCTACAGAGCTATCTACCTTTCCTTGTATCACAGAAGGTATCATAGATCCGTTACGAAACTCTTGAGGGGAGAATTTAGCCATATTGTTAAAATTATGCCTATGGTTAAGAGTTGCGTCAATTCTAACTTGCTGTTATAAAAAACAAAGCTGGCGAGAATTGCGTTCTCAACCAGCTTTTAACCTCAACCATAATGCGTCTATGAATGAAGCTGAAGTAAACCTATTCTATTGCGACAATGGATCGCAAGCTCAATGTTTGCACAAAAAGTTGTTGATCAATTTTTGGAAACATTTTCTTGAAGATAAATCTGTCAAAGGGCCAAACAAAATCAAAAGGGAAGCATTGAAGGGAAATTTCAATGGGGGTCTAAAAAGCAAAGAGGAAAGGCTTCATGTTTTAATTGACTACGCAAAAATTGTTATTGGTTGGAAAACTGATCCATCAAAAAAACGAACACAATTTAACCAGATCAAAAAAACACTTCACAGAGTAGAGTTAAAAATAAACACCAAATGTTTTGTTTGCCTTGAACCAGCACATTGCCGACATCACATAATCCAACTTCAAAACGGTGGATTGAACCAGAAGAAGAATGTCGTGAGTCTTTGTAACGGATGCCATGCAGAAATACACCCTTGGCTAAAAAGTCCAACAAACCCCCCTACCCCCCAGA